TGCTTTTGCTAAACACGGTGATGAAGCTGATAAAACATTTGTCGTTAATGGTGATGCTTCCAAGGCTGTAAGTTACCACCAATTTCCTGCTGTTAGTCCCATCTTTAGCATACTTAAAACAGGGTTAAGCTACGACATCCAAGACATATCAGGTATTGATGGTAAGTACACAGGCAGAGATACAGGTTCTATCACAACCACAGGTGGTACACAAGAGATGTTAAACCGTGTAACATTAATTGATACACCTAAGATTAAAAACTATGAACGTTACACCAGACGTTTATCGCAACTGATCTTATCTAACCTGTTGCACTTCTGTCCGAAACGTAAGTACTTTATACAGGTGCCTAACGAAACCAAATGGAAAACCGTGGAAGTTGATTTTCCTAAATTAGACAACAATACCTTATTTAATTACAGCATTAACATATCTTCAGAGTTACCTAAGAACAAAGCTCGTATTGAAAACATGGCTAACATGTTGATGGAAAAACAAATGCAGTACCAGCAACAAGGTCAGACAGTACAGCTTATAACTGAAGAAGAATGGTTGATGATGCAGGACTTACCTAATAAAGAATTTATGCTTGAACGTATGGGATTACAACGTAACACAGACGCACTCCAGGAAGCATCAGGCGTACTGTATCAGTATGGTGAACTTATTAAAAAAGGCGTTCCACCTGAAGACGCATTAATGGCTGCTGCAGGTATGTTGCAAAAGAAACGTTCAGGTGTACCTATGGATGAAACCATTAGTGAAAATCTACAGGCAGCTGATGCAAATCAGATGAATCCAGCAGCAAATGCAGGCATCAATCCGCAGATGCCAACAGGTCCTACGGGTATGACCGAACCCCAAACGAATATTCCAGGACTGTAAAATACTGTAAAATTGACAACGCATAATATGCATAGTATACTGTATATAGTGGATACAAGGTTCCGCAGCCTATAAATGTGTGTAGTATCTTACGACCTTATGCAGACACCGCTGCATGAATAAAAGGAGTTGAAAACGGTAGATGGATGGAATTGACCAAAATGAATTTTTAGCAGCTTTCGGTATAACCGAGGATACAGTAACAACTGATACGACAGTAGAGGATACTGGTACAGATGATACTGCTGCAGATAGTGCAGATGCTAATACTGATGACACAAATGCTGATGATACAGACAGTGGCACAACCACTGATGACACAGCACAAACCACCCCAGCAGCAACACCGAATGCAGATGAAAAAGCAGCCTATGCATATGCACAGCTTAGAAGTGAAAATGCACAGACTAACAAAATCTTAACTAGTGTTGCACAGTTGCTTGGTCTTGATCCTAAACAAGATAAAAAAACTTTAGAGGAAACACTCAAAGGTAAAATTCTTGAAAGCCAATCCAAGCAAACAAACATACCTGTTGAGCTGTTGCAAAAGGTTGAGAAGTTAGAACAACGTGATGCGATGTTTACACAGGAGCAGTTAAAGAATGCCACATACACCAATTTTCAAAAACTTCAACAAGACTTTAAACTGAGTGTTGAAGATATACAGAACTTCACTACCCAACTTGTAATGGATGGTAATAATCCATTTGAAAAAGAAGTTGATATTGAAGCTACGTATCTAAAACAAAATTGGCAGAATCTAGTAGCACAAGCAGAAGCTCGTGGTGCTCAAGCAGAAGCTGAACGTGCAGCAAAAGCCAATACACAAAGTTCTACACCGAATAACAAAAATGGCAAACAACCTGCGGACGGTGCCAAAATAAACTCAGTTAAAGATCTAAATAGTTTCTTTAGTTCACTAAGTTAAAACTACACACACAAAACATTTATAGGAGGTAAAAAATTATGCCAGTAACTTTAAATTCGTTAAATCCAGTAGCAGATGTAAACTCTTGGGCAGAGATGGCAAACAATGCAGGTCCTGGTGTTATCAATCCTGAAATCTTTTATTCTAAACAACTGTTAGACACAATCCGCTATGATGCAGACCAGTTCATTTATTATCGTTTAGCTGATTCTTCGCCTATCCAAGAAAAAGCAGATAAGTTAATGATTCGTAGATGGGCGCCTTTAGCTGCACACACCGTTCCTCTGGACGAGGGTGTTCCTCCTAAGAGCGATAAAGGCTCTGTTGAAAAGTACGAATTGCAAGCTTTCCAATACGGTCGTTACATGGAGTTTACTGACAAAGTAGATTTCGCTGTAGTAGATCCCGTTGTTGCACATTATACCAGAGAGTATAGTTTAGTAGCAATGGAAACCTTAGATATGTTAGCTCGTGAAACCTTGCTATCTATCGCACAAAAACACTATGCTGGTGGTGCTGCTAACTTAGAAGCATTAACCGTTGCTAGTAAACCTCAAATGGCTGACCTTCGTTTAATTATTCTTTCTTTGAAGAAAGCGTTAGTTAAACCCCGTATCAATGGTCGTTATCATGTAATCGGTTCACCTGAATTCTTCTATGATATGATCTCTGACCCTATCGTAGAAAAATATATGACTATAAACCAAAGCACCAAAACTATGTACGACAAAGGTTCCATTCTTGTTCCTATGTTTGACATGGAGTTCTATGAAACTTTGTTAGTACCCACCACTTCTCATTTTGTTAAGAGTGCTGCTGCAGTAGTTCGTATGTACCGTAAGAATGCTGATGATTCCTACACATATGGTAACTGCCCAGAATCTGCAACAGTTGAAGCTGTTACCCATACATACCACTTAGCTGATGTTACTGGTTATGTAAAAGACTCTCGTACAGGCGAAGATGCATCCTATATTCCTGATCAAGATACTTGGAACTTGGCTCTTTGGAACACTGATAATAAAGCAGCTGGTACTGATTATCAGGAGTTTAAAGTTCAACACGTATTCATCATCGGTAAAGATGCCTTAACCCGTACAGGTCTAGTAGGCGAAGATCAAGCCAAAGTATATGTTAAAGCAAAAGGCTCCACAGGTGTACTAGATCCTATTGATCAACGTCAATCTATTGGTTTCAAAATCAATTCTGTTGGTTTTGGTTCCACTCGTTTAGAAGCCGTTGTCGATTATATCTGTGTACCTTCTCAAGTAAATCCAGTATAGGAGGGTTTTAATCAATGGCTAGACGACTAAGTGAAAACGTTGAGGAAGCTGCAAAGATTGCATTGCAAAGTGCAGAAGATCAACGTAAAGCAAATATTCAGATATATTCCGAAGAACCTAAAGTACCGATGTATTTATCACCAATGTACAGATCATACTTCGGTAATGTAATGCGTGTTATGATTAACGGAATTAGTATTTATTTTAAGGTAGACGGTTCATCTCAGAACGTGCCACAAACATATGCCGACGAGATAACTTCAAGACGCATGAGTGTTGATAGAATACTTACACGTCAACGTAGATTATCTAACGTCAGTGCAAATTATGAAAGTGCACCTGGTGAGTTAGCTCTACTCTAGGTAACGTACAGAATGAGGGGGTGAATAAATCGCCCTCTCATTTTTTTATTAACTGGAAGTAGGTGTAAATATGAAAATAACACAAATTGTCCAAAACGTTAATGATTTGCTAGCTGGCGAATTATTAACTTACGATGCGCTCAAGGTTCACCTGGACGCAACCATAGATGACATAAATGCAGCATTGAGTTCAGGTTTCCCCTCCTTTACTGAGTTCATTGCTGCAGATTATGTCAATTATCCAGACTATAACTTTTTCCCAGATAGGTATATCAGATCTGTAGTGTGCTTAGGTGCTGCATACAAGTTCTTTATTACAGATGAAGAAGGCATAGTTACAGCCCAAAAATACGGTTACAGTTATGATGATAATTTATTTTATATGTTACGTGACTATATCGACCAAGTACCTGAAGCCTATCAGATAGACGCAGGTGGCACAATCACTACACCAGCATTATTTTCAGGCTTCTAGAAAGGACGGGTAACTATGGGCGCACAAACTCAACTATCCACTTATAAAAAATATGCTCGTGGTGTACGTGTACAAATAGCTGAAGAAGCTTTTAATAAAGGCATGTATTATACAAACACACCTTTAAATGAAGGTTATCAAAAAGTGTTAGTTAATTTTGACACCAAAGATGCTGGTGAAATATTATTACCACGTGCAGGCTTACGGGTCTTTGAGACTGATAATCTATTTAATACTACCATTCTCGAAGATCCGACCTGTATCATAGGTAAAGATTGTCGTGAAGAAAATACCAAAGACTACAGACAGATCTTGTTGGGTTTTGCTTCTGATGTGATAAGATCAGGTACTAGTATTTATGAGGGTACGTTAAGTTCTTCGACAATTAATCGTGCACTTGCCAGAACTGATTTTGATTTAGATAAGCAAATAACTTTAGGTACCCTCAATCTAAACGAAACAAATATCCCCTGTTATTTCAGAAAACCTACTAAAGCTGAAATACACGGTATGGACATATCAGATATAACAAACATATCCAGTAACATAGGTTGCTTTGGTTTCGGAAATCATTATTATTGTTTTGGTGGTACAAGTAAACTGAAGTACAGTAAATTTGATGCTACTACAGAAACCTATGGTTTTGATGAAGTAGAAGTAAAAGATATTACAGCTGCAGACGCAGTTACTTCTGGGTATAATATGTTGTCAACCACACCATATTCGTTTGTAGATGCGGCAGGCGTTGCTGCGATAACACTCACAGGTATATTACCGTATGAGCAGAGCACAGCTACTTTAAAGTTACACCCTAAATTAAACCAGACTTTAACATATCGTTTATACTATTCCGCTCCTGTTATCAATAAGTATAAAATAGTTTGGGAGTGGAAAAGCGTAGCAGGTACATCTTGGGAAAAATTCGCCACTAAAGAATACACAATGACTGATCTCCCTAATATCAGTATAGACTATAGCAGCCCTATATTAGAAACACTTATTAGAGCCACTGCTTACTTATATAATACAACCACTTCAACTTATGAGGTTGTTCCAGAAGCTACAATGACCGTAGGTTTTACATATGTTAAAAGTGAAACCAACACTACATCTAATACAGACCCAGTAGTATATGATCTATCCACAGCAGCAGGTATGACTTATTGGCAAAATCGTTTAGTAGTTTACGGTGTTGAGAAAAATCCATTAACGCTATTCACAAGTGGCGTTAATCAGCCAGGTTATTTTCCTTATCCAAACGGAGCGGATATTTACGATGAACCTATTATACATGTCACACCATTTTTAGATAACATGTTAGTGTTCACAAAGTCTCGTTTATACTTAGTCACACTTAGTGCCGATGGCGCAACTTGGACACGTAAAATGATCCAAGGTAACTTAGACATAAATGACTGGGACGTACATTTAATCCAAGTAGTGAAGAATATGGTGTTCTTTAAATCAGGTAATTACTTCTATATGGTTGTTCCTAAGTCCACATCATTAACAGGTGAATTAGTTATTGCTCCTGTATCTAAACCAATCGAAGGTTTGCTAGATAATTTCAAAACAAATATTACCGAAATTGTCGATCAACTTTATGGTTATACGGGAACATTAGCCTTAACACACTATTATAACTTTTTAGATTTTGAAGATGTACACAATGTGTATACTTTTAAAACAACTAAAGACTGGTACTTAAACGTACACTTACTTTATAACACTGTTGATAGAACTTGGAGAATACATACGTATAGCAGCGCTTATATCATGCATCCTTATAAACAAGATGCGACTAAAAAAGGCACACTGATTAGTCTGACTTCTTTAAGATTAAATACCGTTAAAAGCTATGGCACTCAGTTGTATCAATTTAATAAAAATCTTATTAAAGATTATTCCATACCTGTGGAGTGT